AAGCTGGGATGTTCCGGTAGGCAAGTGGATCAAGATGGAAGAAGACGAGCACGGCCTGTACGTCAAAGGCGAATTCACGCCAGGTATACCAGAGGCGCAGGCAGTCAAGGCGGCCATGCAACACGGAACTATTGATGGCCTATCAATCGGTTACATGCTCCAGCCTGATGACATCGAGTTTAGAGAGGATGTTCGCGTCATCAAGAATATTTCCGAGCTTGCAGAGGTCAGCATTGTCACTTTCCCTGCTGATTCCGCTGCGCGGGTGGACCTTGCAAGCGTTAAAAGCTCTTTGGAAAGCATCAAAACTTTGAGAGAATTCGAAAACTTCTTGCGGGATGCAGGCGGGTTTTCTAAGTCTTTGGCAACCGCCACGGCAGCGCGAGCCAAAGAGGTACTGAATCGGAGAGAGTCTGATTCGCAATTGCCGGACGATTTGCAGCGCTTAATCGCGCTCAACCTCCTCCAATCACGGACTCTGTAAGGAATATCATGGACGAAATCAAAGCACTGGCCGAAACTCAGGCCAAACTCTTAGACACTAGCCGCGAGCTTAAAGGCTGGATGGAAAAAGCCAACAACGAGATCGAATCGGTCAAGAAGTTGGACAGCGAAACCAAAGCAGCGCTCGACAAGCTCAGCACGAAAGCCGCTGAACTGACCGACAAGTGCCTAGACCTTGAGCGTCGCATCTCTGATGCTGGCTCGACCGAAGGCAAGAGCGAGACCGCAGGCGAATTGCTCACCAAGTCGGAAGCATTCCATGCTATGGCAGCAGGTCGCAGCAAGTTTGCTCGAGTTGAGCTCAAGACCGCTATCGTTAACGCAACCGGCCAAAATCAGCCACTCGTTGCTGACATGCGTGTGCCTGGGATTATCACCAATCCTAACCGCGTATTGACGATCCGCGATCTTATGCCCGTTGGCCGCACTGCTAGCAACCTCGTGCAGTACACGAAGGAAAACGTTTACACGAACAATGCTGCCGCGCAGTACAGCAGCCCAAATCGTGAAAACGTCACCAAACCTGAGAGCGGCATCACTTTCACGCTCGCAAACGCTGCCGTCGTGACACTTGCTCACTTCATCCCTGTTAGCCGTCAGGTTCTCGACGATGCGCCTCAGCTTGAGTCGTACGTCAATGGCCGTCTGCTCTATGGTTTGAAGCTCGAAGAGGAAGATCAGCTGCTGAACGGTGCAGGCACCTCTGGCTCGTTGTCTGGCCTGCTGGCATCTGGCAACAACACGGCATATAACCGCAGCGCAACCGGCGACACTCGCATTGATACACTTCGCAAGGCAATCACTCAGGCAGCATTGAGTGAGTACATGGCCGACGCGATTGTTATCAATCCTGAGGACTGGGAAGCCATCGAGTTGACCAAAGCAACCGACGGCCAGTACATCATGGCCAACCCGATGGCACTTGCTGGCCCTCAGATCTGGGGTAAGCGTGTTGTAGCTACCAACTCCATCGCCGAAGGCACATTCCTAGTTGGTGCTTTCACAATGGGTGCTCAGGTTTGGGATCGCATGGACGCAGCAGTCCAGATTTCTTATGAAGATGGCGACAACTTCAAGAAGAACATGGCAACGCTGCTGGCCGAAGAGCGTCTCGCACTGACCGTGTATCGCCCCGCCGCATTCATAAAAGGCACGTTCTAATGCCAACGCCGAGGACGGGAGAGAGCGAACGCGATTTTGTCAGCCGTTGTATGTCTGACTCTGAAGCAAGACGCGATTTCCCTGACTCGGCACAGCGAGCAGCCTTTTGCTACGCAACATGGCAGAATAGGCCCAAGGTCACAAGCCTTGGGCCTTTTTCATCACCCGCGAAGAAATCATGCAACTCATCGAAGTCATAGCGCTGCAACACTTTGCAGACTCCAGAATTGGAAGCGTCACACGCAAGCAACGCCTAAAACTGCCGATTGGACTCGCTGAACAGCTAGAGTCAGCCGGATGCGTTGAAATCCTAAACCCTCGCAGGACAGTTCGCACAATGCCGTCAGCATCAGAGACCACGGACGCTGGCGGGGCGAAACTGTCTGTATCTTCGCCTCCGGTCCAAGTCTCACCACAGCGGATTGTGAGCTCGCTAGCACAAAGTCCTGGCGCTTTATCGCAATCAACGACAGTTACAAACGAGTTCTCTTCGCAGACGTTCTCTACGCTTGCGACGGCGGATGGTGGAAGGTCTATCACCAAGAAGCGCGGCAGGCCTTCAAAGGCGAGCTCTGGACTCAAGACGAGTGGGCTGCAAGCAAATACGGTCTTCATCGGATAGGCTCGGAATCACATCCAGGGCTTGGCCTTCATGACAAAATCCATCAAGGCGGCAATAGTGGCTATCAGGCTATCAATCTTGCGTATTTGTGGGGCGTTGACAGAATCATCCTGCTTGGGTTTGATTGCGGCCCTAGCTTAAAAGGCGAAGCGCACTGGTTTGGGCAACATCCACCGACGCTAACAACGACACAGCCCTACGAGCTCTGGCGAGCTAAGTTCCCAAGGCTTGCAGCAGACTTGCAAAGGCAAGGCGTAAAGGTTATCAACGCAAGCAGACACACCACGTTGACATGCTTTGAGCGTAAACCGATAGACCAATGCTAACCCTACTTACCGCCACCGGAGAAAGGCAGCGAGCATGGGACTTGTGCCAAATCTGGATGGCAAGACAGACATATACGGGCCCTGTCCGATGGGTTATTGTGGACGATGGCAAGCATCAGCAAGAAACAACATTTAGCCGCAAGCACTGGGAGCTTGTTTTTGTAAGGCCTGAGCCATTTTGGGATGGTTCAAACACGCAGGCGAGGAACTTACAGGCAGGTCTCGCACAGATTACTGGCGTCGAGTGGGTTGTCATTATCGAGGATGACGATTATTACGCTCCGCAATGGCTAGAGACTGTTTTTGCTCAGTTTAAGAACGCTGAACTAATAGGCGAACGACGTGCTCGTTATTACAATGTGCGAACAAGCATTTGGCGACATATGGATAATATGATTCACGCAAGCCTATGTTCCACGGCCATGCGTAGCAACGCGCTTGCATTGTTTAGAAGTGTTGCGATGACTCAGCACAAGTTTATTGACATCGTGCTCTGGGAAAAGGCCAAATCAAGACACTTGTTTGACTCGCAGCTCACAGTTGGCATCAAAGGATTACTAGGGCGAGCAGGTATAGGCTCAGGGCATGATCGACATTTCTATGGAGAATTTGACCGCGATGGGTCAAAACTGAGAGAATGGCTCGGGGCAGATTCTCAGTATTACATGAACGATAAGGACGGCAAGAATGCTACCCAAGCTGATCGCACAAGGCGACCAATCCGTTGAGCCTGTTACGCTGGCGCAGGCCCAGTTGCATTTGCGCTTGGACTTGGAAGCTGGGCAGCATCCAGACGATTCGCTTGTATCTGCACTCATCACCGTCGCTCGACAAGATGCTGAGAACTATACGGGCTTGGCGCTGACGCAGCAAACCTTTGTCGCTTACTACGACGAATTCCCAACAGACGATTTAGACCTTGGCATCTGGCCAGTTCGGTCGATCACGTCCGTTCAATATGTCGATAGTAATGGAAATACTCAGACGCTTTCATCAACCGCTTATCGTTTAGACCCTAACGACAAGCCAGCGGTGCTCCAATATGTTGACGCATGGCCTCAGACCAAAGCGCAAAAGAACGCAGTTACGGTTACTTTTGTTGCTGGCTACGCAGCTGGAAGCCCTACGCGCTGGAATCTACCGAAGCCGATCTACCAGGCTATGCTCATGATGATCGGGCATCTGTACGAGAACAGAGAAAGCGTCAACGTCGGCAATATGGTTACGCCGTATCCTCTTGGGATGATGCACCTTTTGACACCTTATCGAATCAAGATGGGGGTCTAATGTGCGGGCTGGCAAACTTAACCGACGCATACGGATACAAGAGCAAAGTATCTCCGTTGATGATTACGGGCAACAGATTGAAACTTGGGCGGATATTGCAATTGTTTGGGCTGGAATCAAACCAGTCAAAACAACCTCTGCGCGAGAAAAGGTCAAAGCCTTTGAGCTTAGCCCAGACATTACGCACGAAATCACCGTCCGTTATAACGTTAATTTCTTGCCTGCATCGATCACAGAATCGCGGCGTATCGTCTATCAAAACCGTGTCTACTCGATTGCAGCAGCTTACGACATCGAAGAAGATCGAAAGTCGATTGTTTTTGAGTGCAGAGACTCAGGGATTATTTTGCAGGCAGAAATCCAGCCTTTTGCGCTTGAGAATGGCGATATTCTCATCCTCGAAAACGGCGATTATTTGATTTTGGAGTAAACATGGCAGACGTAAAGATCAGTCAGCTCAACGACGGATCGCCAGCTCAAGCGGGCGACGAAATCCCTATTACGCGCGGCGCTAGTAACTTCAAAATCTCGATTGGCGATATTACGACGCTCGCAACCAGTACGCTCGGCACGATTTCAACGCAAGATTCTGATGATGTCTCGATTACGGGGGGCTCAATTGCTGGAATCACTGACTTGGCGGTTGCAGACGGTGGTACTGGGGCTAGCACTGCTGCTGGGGCAAGGGCTAACCTTCTGCCGTCTTACGCTAGCAACGCTACTAAGGTGCTTAAGGTCAATGCTGGCGCGACGGATGTAGAGTGGGCTACAGATAGCGGAAGCGTAACCAGCATTACAGCAGGCACAGGATTAAGCGGTGGCACGATTACGACTACAGGCACGATTGCGCTTGCTACCGCCTATGGCGACACTTCTAACCCATACGCAGCCAAGACAGCAAACTATGTGCTTGCTGCGCCCAACGGCTCATCTGGTGCGCCCACCTTTAGAGCTTTAGTCGCTGCTGATATTCCAACGCTTAATCAAAACACGACGGGTAATGCGGCAACTGCGACAGCGTTACAGACCGCCAGGACGATCAACGGCGTGTCATTTGATGGCACTGCAAATATCACGATTGCAGACAGCACAAAGCTACCTTTAGCTGGTGGCACGATGACCGGAGCGATTAGCTTTGCTGCTGGTCAAACATGGCCGACATTCAATCAAAACACGACGGGCACAGCCTCTAATATCACTGGTACTGTTGCCATTGCTAACGGTGGCACTGGTGCGACCACTGAGTCAGGCGCAAGGACAGCTTTAGGAGTACCGGCAAGCCCTACAGGAACAAACGCGCAATTGCTCGCCAACAATGGCTCTGGAGGCTTTGCGAACATTACTGTAGGTTCAGGGCTTAGTCTAAGCAGCGGAACATTAACCGCTACTGGCGGCGGCGGGTCAGGAACAGTCACATCCGTTGGTCTTACGATGCCAAGCGGGTTCACTGTTGGAAGCTCTCCCGTAACCACATCAGGAACGATTGCTGTTACGACCAGTCTTAGCGGGATTCTAAAAGGCAACGGATCGGGCTTTACGACAGCAGTAAGTGGCACAGACTATGCCCCTGCCACATCTGGCACAAGCATACTCAAAGGCTCAGGCTCTGGTGGTTTTAGCAATGCATCCGCTGGCAGTGATTACCTAGCACCTCCATCAGGGACAGCGATTCTCAAAGCTAATTCAGGCGGTGCGCTTGCCAATGCTGTTGCAGGAACTGATTACGCGGCAGCGACGACAGGCACGAACGCGCAATTACTAGCTAACAATGGTAGTGGCGGTTTTTCTAATGTGACTGTTGGATCTGGGCTTACATTCTCTGCTGGCACACTTTCGGCAAGTGGCGGATCTGGAACAGTGACATCAGTTGATGTTTCTGGCGGCACGACGGGACTTACTACATCTGGCGGTCCAGTTACAGGGTCGGGAACAATAACGCTTGCAGGCACACTGGCTGTTGCCAATGGCGGAACAGGTCAAACCACTTACACGAATGGTCAGCTGTTGATCGGGAATACCACAGGCAATACGCTCACAAAGTCTACGTTGACTGCTGGAAGCGGCATATCAATTACTAACGGCAATGGATCAATTACGATTGCTGCCACGGGCGGTGGTGGATTTAGTCCTGTAACAGCAGCGATGATTTTTGGATAGGAACAATTATGGCAGCTCCAAACCTACTTTCACCGACGACGATTAACGGCAAGACCGTAACAGTCGATTTATCAACGACCAACGCAACTTCGATACTTAGCAATGCCGCAAGTTCAGGGAAGGTATTGAAGGTCAACTCGCTTTACGTTGCCAACGTGGATGGTTCTAGCAACGCAGAGATCACAATCAACTATTACTCTGCTGCTGCGCTTGGTGGTACGGCCACGCAGATAGCATCAACGGTTGTTGTGCCTGCTGATGCGACGCTTGTAGTCATTGATAAAGATGCTTATATCTACCTGGAAGAAAACACATCTTTAGGCGCTACGGCTGGCACTGCAAGCGATTTGAAGGTGGTTTGCAGCTACGAAGATATTTCTTAGGGGTAAGACATGCCCAGAGGTAACGGCGGGATAATCGGCCCCGCAAACATACCAACACTAAGCTCGGCCAAAGGTGTTTGGTCTATTACGGAAGCTCAACTTGCGGGGAGTCAGGGAATATGGCCGACGGCTGGCATTGATGTTTACTATTTGGTTGTTGCTGGTGGCGGTGGTGGCGGTGGTGACGGTGGAGGGGGTGGTGCTGGTGGGTATAGAGTAGATGTAACAACGGGTTTAAGAGTGAATTTGGCAACTAACTATACAGTTACCGTAGGCGCTGGAGGTACAGGCGCAGCGTATTCGTCTGCTGCTCGTGGCGCAAGTGGTGGAAACTCTATTTTTTCAAGCATTACATCAACAGGTGGCGGTGGTGGTGGGTCTGCGGGTGCATTTTCGCCAGGATATAACGATGGTGGAGCAGGTGGATCTGGTGGCGGTGGCTCTCATTTTGGCGACGGAACTGGTGGCCCGGCATCACCTTCTGGGCAAGGAAATGCTGGCGGTCAAGCAACAGGGAGTGCGCCTTACTATCCATCTGGCTCTGGTGGAGGCGCTGGTGCTGCGGGGACTAAACCAGCAAGCGGGTCTGTAGTGGTTGCTGGCGGAGCAGGGCTATCAAATTCAATTTCTGGATCATCTGTTACCTATGCTGGAGGTGGTGGCGGCGCCGCAAACAGAACAAGTTCTGGTGGCGCTGGAGGTTCTGGTGGGGGCGGTGCGGGTG